CTTACACAGCGTAGGGATACCTGGAATGACTTTTGTTCCTGGGTAACCTCTACTAACAACCGTCTTTATGTTGGTTGGTTCGGAATCCTCATGATCCCAACCCTCCTCGCAGCTACAATTTGTTTTATTATCGCCTTTGTTGGCGCACCACCTGTTGACATTGATGGAATTAGAGAACCAGTCGCAGGCTCCCTCCTCTACGGAAACAATATTATATCGGGAGCCGTCGTTCCGAGCAGCAATGCCATCGGACTACACTTCTACCCAATTTGGGAAGCTAATTCACTTGATGAATGGCTCTACAACGGGGGTCCGTTCCAACTCACGGTGTTCCACTTCCTCATTGGCATCTATGCTTACATGGGACGGGAGTGGGAACTTAGCTATCGACTAGGAATGCGTCCTTGGATTTGTGTCGCATACTCTGCTCCTGTTGCGGCTGCGTCCGCAGTATTCTTGGTGTACCCCTTTGGTCAAGGTTCGTTCTCCGATGCTATGCCTTTGGGTATTTCGGGAACCTTCAACTACATGCTTGTCTTCCAAGCTGAACATAACATTCTCATGCACCCATTCCATATGCTCGGTGTTGCTGGAGTGTTTGGTGGATCACTATTCAGTGCTATGCACGGTTCGCTTGTTACGTCCTCGTTGGTGCGTGAAACAACTGAACAAGAAAGTCAAAACTATGGTTACAAGTTTGGTCAAGAAGAAGAGACCTACAACATTGTAGCTGCTCATGGGTACTTCGGTCGTCTTATTTTCCAATATGCTTCGTTCAACAACTCTCGTTCGCTACACTTTTTCCTTGGTGCTTGGCCTGTTGTCGGTATCTGGTTTGCTGCCTTGGGCGTTTCAACAATGGCGTTCAACCTCAACGGTTTCAACTTCAACCAGTCACTCCTTGACAACAACGGTCGTGTCATCAACACCTGGGCTGACATCCTCAACCGTGCCAACCTCGGATTTGAAGTACAACATGAACGAAACGCCCACAACTTCCCTCTTGACCTCGCCGCTGCTGATAGCATTCCTGTAGCACTCACTGCTCCTACTATTGGTTAATCATGGCTTACAATCCCTCTAGTTTGACTGCAGGAATGTCGGTAAAGTATTGTACTCCTACCGACGATGATCCTGCTTTTATCTTTGCATACCCTGCTGGACAAACTCTCACTGAGCTGTCTCCAGCTGGTATTGTTTGTCAGCCTGGTACCTTGGCTGTTGCACCCACTACTTGGTGATGGCTAAAAAGAAATCAGTCAGTCTTAAGATTGGCGAACATAAATCAAGATCTGGTGGACTGACTGCTGCTGGCCGTCGTAAGTACAACGCTGCTACTGGGTCCAACCTGAAGGCACCACAGCCTGAAGGTGGACCACGTAAGCGTTCATTTTGTGCTAGGATGGGTGGAGTCAAAGGTCCAATGAAAGATGAAAAGGGTCGTCCTACTCGGAAGGCTCTTGCCCTTCGTAAGTGGAAATGCTAAATGGCTAAGCCTGGACTTTATGCAAACATCCACGCCAAGCGTATGCGTATCGCTAAAGGTAGTGGAGAGAAGATGAGGAAACCCGGTTCAGCTGGTGCTCCTACAGCTGCTCAATTTAAGAAGGCAGCTAAGACTGCTAAGAAGAAGTAAGCAACGTACGTTCATCCCCAATGGGGACGCATACCGCCTGAGCATGGAACGGGGCTCAGACACTTCTTTCCTAACAATGACACAAGTCGAATTGGATGCCCGTGTACGGGAGCAGAAAGCTGCTGAGAAGGAGCAGAAGCTGAAGTATCGCGGCGTTGCTTACACACCTAAACAAAAATAGTTCCCACTAACTTGGGCTGAAATCCACAATAATGTGGTCGGAGGATTGATCTCCTCCGCTTTTCGATTTCGTCTAATGGTAAGACGCTGGTCTCCAAAACCAGAGATGGTGGTTCGATCCCATCAATCGGAGTTGACTATTGGCCGGTTACGACCGACACCCTTTAGTCATGACGGTCTGGAGAGACAGACAAAAAATAACAACAAAAAAATTTCTAAGCGCTTAGAGGGACCATTGACAAATCTCTCTCTTTTCTATTGTGGCTAACACTCTTGTAACTTCTGTAGGCTCTATTAATAATACGAGCGCTACTCCTCTTGCTCTTGGTACTGCTTATGATACCAAGTATGCAACTTATCTGAAACTGTTCTCTGGCGAGATGTTCAAGGCGTATGAAAGCGCCACTATCGCTAAGGGCACTGTGCAGAGCCGTACCCTGAAGAATGGTAAGGCTATGCAGTTCATCTTCACTGGCCGTATGGAGGCGGCATATCACGAGCCCGGCACCCCGATCCTGGGTAGCGGGGATCCCCCGGTGGCAGAGAAGACCATCGTCTGTGACGACCTTCTGATCAGCTCTGCCTTCGTGTATGATCTGGATGAAACTCTGGCTCACTACTCCCTGCGTTCTGAGATCGCTAAGAAGATCGGTCATGCCCTCGCTGAGGCTTATGACAAGAAGATCTTCCGTCAGATCGCTAAGGCTGCCCGTGAAGCTCACCCCATCACTGCTGCTCCTGGTCCTGAGCCCGGCGGTAGCGTGATCAACATCGGTGCTGGTAATGAGTATAATGCTCAAGCACTAGTGGATGCTTTCTTTGAAGCTGCTTCGATTCTCGATGAGAAGAACCTGCCTAAGCAAGGTCGTACCGCTGTGCTGTCCCCGCGTCAGTACTACGCTCTGATCTCTCAGGTTGATTCTAACATCCTGAACCGTGACTTTGGTAACAGCCAAGGTAACCTGACCTCTGGTGAGGGTCTCTATGAGATCGCTGGTATCTCCATCAAGCGTTCCAACAACCTGCCCTTCCTGGCTGGTTCTGTTGCTTCTGTGAATGGTGAGAACAACGATTACTCCGGTAACTTCACCAACCACTGCGGCCTTATCTACTATAAGGATGCTGCTGGTGTTGTGGAAGCTATGGCTCCCTCCGTGCAGACCACCTCTGGTGATGTGTCTGTGATGTACCAAGGTGATCTGATCGTGGGTCGTCTTGCTATGGGTTGCGGTACTCTGAATCCTGCTGCTGCTATCGAGCTGCAGAACCTCTGATAAAGGAGTTATCTAATTATGGCTAATCCTACTACCGCTGCTGGTAATAACGGTGTAAGTGGTGCTACTACTGGTATCTCTGGTGGTAACACTGCTATCCGCACCTCCGTAGCTAAGACTCGTCAGGGCTTTGGCTCTGCTGTAGCTGCTTCTACGGTTTATTCTGAAACCAAGAACCTGCGTTTTGCGTATCATCCTGTTGAGGCTGATGCACCTGCACGCAGCCGTGCTTGATTTTTAACTTTATGGGGAGTCCTAAATGGGCTCCCTTTTTTTATTCCTTTAATAACACTATTGTTATGCCGTTCACCAATAACGCTCAAGCTACACTACAAGCTGTTAATGAAATTTTATCGTGTATTGGTCAGGCGCCTGTAACCACCATTGAGGCTCAGACCATCACTTATGAGGATGGAACAACTGTCGAGGCTGTAATCAACCCGGAAGTTGCAATTGCATACGAGACACTTCTGCAAGTCTCAAGGGAGGTACAAGCTGAAGGTTGGACATTCAACCGAGAGTTTGAATATCCCATGGTACCAGATGTTAATGGACACCTTTCTGTTACAAATGGTATGTTGCAGATGGACCTAAGTGATACACTAGATAACAGTAACTACGATACCGTTATCCGTAACGGTCGTTTGTATGATAAGGTTGGGCATACAGATGTATGGGATACCAGTAAAACATATTCAGTTGATGTGTTGTGGTATCAAGAATTCCCAGACCTTCCACAGGTATTCCGTGATTACATCACAGCACGAGCTGCTACACGGTGTGCTATCCGTCTTGTGGGAGATGTAAACCTAACCCAATCCTTGTCATCATTTGAGACATGGCGTAGGGCTAATTGCCTTGAGTATGAATGCAACGAAGGTGATTACACTATGTTTGGATTCAAAAAAGGTGATGGGTTCTATAACAGCTATCAACCATTCAGGGCTCTTTCACGATGACAGCAGTATCTCAACGCATCCCTTTCTACACTGGTGGTGTATCACAACAAGCCGATGAAAAGATGGCTTTAGGCCAAGTAAAGGAAGCTTTGAACTGCTACCCTGATGTTACCTTAGGGATGATTAAACGTCCTGGTGGTAAGTTCACATCTCTATTGAATGGCCTTACTGCGAACACTGCAAATAACCAAGCTTGGTTTAGCATGTTTCGGGATAACGCTGAGAAGTATATTTCTACTATTTCAGCTAGTGGTGTTCCTAGAGTTTGGGACCTGTTGACAGGCAATGAAGCTACTATTAATTACCCGACTGGTAAACAAGCAGCTATCAATTCATACCTAACTGCTACTGACCCACGTAACCTAAAGACACTTACTATTAATGACTTTACCTATGTTGTTAATAGCGAGAAGACTGTAACGGCTAAGGCAGCGCCTTCTTTTACACCAAATCTACAAGCAACTATTGTTGTTAATTTAGTTGAGTACGATACAACTTATAGTGTGACTATTGGTGGTACCACGTACTCATATACCTCTGGTCCTGTACCTGCTCAATCTAGTCCTGGTGCTGCAATTACACCAATTAAACTAGCTGATGTTACCAACGGTATCAGTGCTGCTATTACTAGTGGGTACGCTACAAAGGAGATTATTGACAACACCATCTACCTAACTTTCAGCACCTCTACTACTATTTCAGTAGCTGCTGGTGTTGATGGTAAGGCTCTCCGATTCTACCAAGATGCAGTAGATACCTTTTCACGTCTACCTGAACAAGGTAAACATAACCAAGTAGTTAAGGTTACCAACACTAATGCTGATAAAGATGACTTCTACTTGAAGTTTGTTGCAGAGAATGGTACCAGTGGTAAGGGTTACTGGGAAGAGACGGTATCACCTTCTGTGAGTACTGGTATCAATGAACAGACAATGCCTATTGTTCTAATTCGTGATACCTTATCTCCTCTTGTCTTTACTGCTACATTCCTAGATGGTTCTGTAACTGTCAACACCTTACCTCTTTTGTGGGAACCACGGTTGGTTGGTGATGATGAGTCTAATGAGCACCCAACCTTTGTTAACAACACCATTCAAGATGTATTCCTGTTTCAAAATAGGCTTGGATTCCTAACAGAGGATAACGTCTCTATGTCCCAAGCTGGGGACTACTATAACTTTTATCATAAATCTGCAACTACTTTAGGTATCGCTGATCCTATTGACCTTAGTTGTGCTAGCATCAAACCAGCAACTCTTCGATCAGTTACCCCTATCACTCAAGGTTTGCTTCTATTTAGTGATAGCCAACAATTCCTTATGGAATCAGAGAATGGTCCATGGACTGCTACTGATGTAACTATTAGGACTATCTCTAACTACGAATGTGATCGGTACCTTAAGCCAGTTGATCTGGGATCTACTGTACTCTATACAAGTAGAAACCAAAGCTGGACACGAGCATTTGAAATCTTTACACGAGGACAACGTGAAAGTCCCTCGGTGAATGAATCAAGTAAGTTGGTACCTGAATGGATTCCGAACACGGTAAATCATACAGCAGGTAGTGCTCAAAATGGTCTTTGGATTGGATCTGATAACACCTCTAAATATGTTTACCTGTTTAGGTTCTTTGAACAGGGTGATGAGAGGGTGCTATCCTCCTGGGTTAAATGGTTACTTCCTGCTAATGTAATACACACAGATATCCAAAACGATGTATTGTATGTACTAAGTAGTGATGCTTCTGGGTATATCATTAGTCAACATAACCTAGTGCTATCCCCCACTACTGGTGGACTTATCAATAGTCTAGGTAATACAGTAGATCCTCATCTTGATTTCTGGTGTGAAGTAACAGACGCCTCTATTATCAACCCAGCCCCACCTACTGCACCAACATACAACTCTACTTCTAAAACAACAAAGATCTACCTACCTACTTACTTTGATACCACACAAACTATTAACTTTGTAGTAGGTCTACAGAAGACTGGAAGCCCTGGTACTGCATCTGGCTATACTGGTCAAGTAAATGTTCAAGTAGATGGTGGTGGTAATTATTTCACTATATCTGGAGATGTGTCTAATAACTACATCTATCTAGGTTATGAGTATAATATGGAGATCACACTACCTCGTTACTACTATTCGATGGGAGAACAGGGAGCTGACTTTACTGCAGTAACTACCACATCTCGCATGGCATTCTATACAGGACTTGGTGGTGATGTGTATTTTAACATCTTAGATCGTAGTAGGGCTACTTGGAGAAGTATTGATGGTGCAAGGGTTGCTGATTTCTATATCTCTGATACCTCACCATTTAGAGAGTCATTTGTCTATAAAGTTCCTATTTACCAAAGGCCAGATAACTACACAATGAAAGTTACTTCAAATACTCCATTCCCGGTTAGTCTGGTGGCTATGCAATGGGAAGGACAATACTCACCTGGATTCTTTAGGAGGACGTAAATATGCCTTTACCATATTTCGCTACTTTCGCCGCTACAGCCATCCCAGCAATCCTTGGTGGTATAGCTGGTCAGTCTGAGGCTGATGCTGCCAATAGAGCACAAAGGCGTCAAGATAAGCAAAACATGCTTAACTGGCGTTATGGTAAGAAGAGCACTAAGCTTGATTACCGTCACGCTAAAGAACAATGGCGAATGAATATACGCAACGATGAAACTGTCGCTGCGTGGAGAGATCAAACCAATCTACAAGATTGGCAGTATAACCTAAAGATCCAAGACTATGAATATGCCTCCCAAATGAGGCAATACAATAAGTCAAATCAAATTGCTGATCAGCAGCTCACCTTCAACGCTATGGCACAGAAGGTAGCTAATGAAGCAGAAATGCGTAAACTAGAGGATTCAACAAAAGAGATTGCATTCCAAAACCAAGATCTTATCATCAAAGCTGTTCAATCTGAAGGTGCTGCTGCTGTTAAAGGTCAACAAGGTAGAAGTGCTGAGAAGGCTGGTCAAGCTGAGTTAGCTTCTCTTGGCCGTAACCAAGCTATCCTTGCTGAATCACTCCTTAGTGCTAGGGCTGATACACAAGCAGCTATACGTAAGATTGCTACTGATAAGTTTGGTGCTGACCTTG